TTGCCCATCGCCTTCGCGTAAATGCAGCGCTGCAACTGATGCTCTGCTGACATCACCTTTGTCATTCTGTTCGTCGTTTTGAGGTCGATCACCAACCCGCTGTCAGGGAAAACTAGATCTAAAAATCCAATAATAGGTATTTCCCAATCATCAGATTTGCATGTTATACTGATCTTGTTTTGACCGCCATCCTCTGGAAACTCTGGCTTGCCGTACTCCTTTAGAACTTCAACAGCATTCTCGACCATCGGAGCGATCACGTCTCGCTCCTTGGTGGTCTTCTCGTCTGCAATGATGAAGCGCTTGTCGAACTTCTCTAAGGCGCTCTGTGTGGCGTCTCTGAGGCTCTGTGCGCCTGTCAGGGCTGCTACAACCGCGTCCTCGCAGGTGATACCACGCCAAGCGGCTGCCCCCATAGGTGTACGTTGTTTAAACAGATAGCTCATTACCCACACGTCCGGTGCGTTCGACCAGAGGTTGATGCTGCTTGCAGATAGGTGCTTGATGCCGTGTTTTTCAAAACCGTTCATAACGTAGTAGTCCACTCATATTGATTAAAGTTCTCATCAGGTATGGCGCTCGTAAATGGTGTTTCGCTAGGGCTGATTGTATAAATGATGTCTTTCAAATTACTTTTTATCTCAACGGCTTCCTTGGCATTTTTAATGGCTTTCATAAGTTCCTCGACCATCTTTTTTTCGCCGACCATCTCAAGCCCATCGACTAGCGCGCTGTATAGACGGCCCTGCACGTCCTTAAACTCTGCTATGCAAACACCATGACGCAAAGCATATGCCTCAATCACTATGCGCAATTCTTTTAGGCTTTTCTTTCCAAAATTTGGTATTTGCAATAGCTCTCTGTCGCTCATGCTTACGATATCACCGACAGTCGGCTCGCATTTATTTAGGCCATTTATAATAAGATTTCGGGCGCGTGCGGGTAAGCCGCGCAGCTTTGTGGCGGGTGTTGACGCAAATTCAACATAATTCATTACATCGTTTCCTTTCCATATAACGCAATTAGCGTGGCTTCTGCCCTGCCATCATCCTTTACACGACCAAACCTACTAGCCTCGGCTGGAAACCTGTTCATCGCAAGGCTGCGCGCAACACCTTTGTCTCTACTTAAACCAAAGTGACGTTTCCAAGTGGCTGGCGTAACCATGTGCATCGGCGTCTTTGTTGCAGCCAGAGCCATTTGCAGCGCTCCAAACTGCTCGCCAAAGCGGAACATGGACGACACGCCTTGGCCCTTCATGGCGGCAACTTGCTCTATGTAAGCCACCCGTGGCCCATCGCCCTCTGGCTCTAAGATATCTAAAATGCTGTGCATGTTTAGGATCGTTTTGCCCTTTGGGTTTTTCATTGTCGGCATGTCATGCACTTCAATGTCACCCGTGATCGGCCAGTACAGCGTAATCGCTCCTGTATAGCCTGGGTCAATGCCATAAATCAGCATCATCAAGCCTTTACAGTATGTTCTGAAGTCACACGCTGCTGAAATGCAATTTGCATCGCGCAGTAGCGCAGATACGTTGCGAGCGGCATACCAGCTCGCTTTGCGGCGGCTGTCAAAACGTCGTGTTGGTCGTCGGTCAACACTACTCGGGACTCTTTGCGATTTTTCATTTCTATCTCCTTTTGGTTTATTTGAGCATATAGGACAAAAATTGTACGTCAAGGGGGTTGTATTAGGATTTTTGTTGGATTAGGCTAAGTGTGTTGTTTGCGATAAAGCCACAAATAGTTTTTCGCAAGCTTTGCAAAGGAGGAATGCAATATGGAAAAATTTTGGGAAGATTTAGATTTAATGCGTAGGCTGTTCCGTTACGATCCAGACAGCGGTTTGATATATGCGTGTGATCGGCTGAGTGAGGATTTCTTTGACACTGGTACAGGCAGCTCGTTTGTTAGCGCTGCTGGTTCAGCTTTGAGATATAATACTCAACATAGTGGTCGATTAAGTTTTAACTGCCGTGTGAGCAATCACAAAAGTACGTGCGATTACCTTGTTGGGTCTGTTAGCTATAAAGGTGTCAGTAAAAATTTATTCGCACACCGCGTCGGGTTTTTTCTGCACAACGGCTATTATCCAGTATGGCCTAACTCAATAGATCACATAAACCGAGACGGTTGTGATAACAGAATTGTAAATTTGCGCGAAGCAACTGCCCAAGAGCAATCTTTAAATAAAGGTTTAAGCAAGGCAAATACGTCTGGGTTTGCAGGAGTGAGTTTTATTAATGGACATGGAAAATGGCGCGCATCTGCAAATATCAATGGGAAGAAAACAAACTTAGGCACGTTTGTTGATATTAAAGATGCTGTTGCGGCTAGGAAGGCGGCTATGAATGTCTAACAAACAAAGAATTGATGACCTTAAAGGTTACATTGAGTTTATGGCGCAGTCGTTAGAGCGTTTGGAGAAACGGTATCAGGGCGTGAGGCCGAGTTGGGTATCGGCGGACCTGGCCGTCGATGGCGCTAGTCTAGCACGCGCCCGTAAAGAATTAGAGGAATTGGAGGCAGATAATGAAACCTGATATGCGGAAACCACAAACTGAAAAAATATGGAAAATGACTTTGGCAGGCATGACTGCTCCAGCTATCGCGCAGGAGCTGGGTGTGAAGTTCGCCTTGGTTAATTCGGCTGTGCGCAGGGGCCGAGAGAACGGGGTCGTCCCGCGACGGAAGCGTAAGAACCCGCTAAAGCACGGCACTAAAAATCACATGCGATTAGGCTCTATATCGTATATTATTAAACAACTCAGCGAAGAACAGCTAGATTGGCTGGTTATTAATGCACACAAATGTGAGTGCGAAACGGTTTCAGAATACATTTTAGAAATCGTTCGTGACGCATTCTTTGAGGAAGTAGAGGTAAACAAAAATGAACAAGCTTGATAAACTGCGCGATATGTTGCGCGAAATGGAAGATAGCGTCTTTGGTGACGTTTTAGGCGGGGTTTGCTTAATGCTTACGCTTTACGCGATATTGGTTTTCGCTGTGGTGTTGTAATGTCTGACAAGAAAATATCTCCAGAAGACGAAGCGGTGCTAAAATATCTGCGCAGCCAAGTTGACAGGTTGCAGGATGAGCGTCATCGAATGAAAGCTCGACCTTCAATCCCAAACGAGCTGCACATTGCCATCCGAGATTTGCGTGAATTTACAAAAAAGCTACGCAAGTCTGGCAAGAGAATTTAATCTAGGCTTGCTATCCACTGCAAATCTGCATCCTGATTTTCTTGCGTGAACTCATCTCGGTGGAGGGCGTAGCGTGGCATGTTGCTCTCTTCCAAAAGCCTAACAAGCGGCTGGTCGTTTTGTATAGCGACCAGCGCAAAGATATCCGCTTCAAAGCTAGTATAGTAAAATTTGTACTTGTGACCGGCCAGTTTTGTAGCTGTCTTGACCTCGACGCGCAGAACCCGACCACTGTCGAGCGTGACGTGTAGATCACAAGCGCCGTCAACCCTCGCAGCCTCCAAACCAGACCTCTCGATCAGGTACGCCACAAAATGCTCCCCCGCACGGCCTGTGCGTGTCTTGCTGCTGGTCACCTTCTTATTCCGAGCAGATTGCCTGCCGCGTTTCGTTGTGCTGCACGATCTGGCGTAATAGAGCTGGGTCTGATTTCGCCAGCGCATCGACTACAGACTGATCCCCAAACATAATACTCTTTGATAAATCACAATATGTGTCACCCGCGATTGTCGTTCCGCACCCAGCCATAAGCACGGGCAGCGATATCATCATCATCCATTTCTTGTAATTCATCCTGCAATTCCTTTGCTTTTAGCAGTTTGTCCAGACGGTCATCCTTGATTTCATATTCCAAGGTATCCCTGCCGTCTGCGCGGCCACGGTAATAGACAGTCACGACTGCCACTAACGCAGCGCCGATCAGCGCCGCATAAATCTTCAATTTTGCAAACAAAAACATTAACGGTCGCCTTTATTCCATTTGCCCAGGCGCTCGATATCAATGACGCCTAGCGCGACCATTGCCACGACTGCCAGCGCGCCCATGATTGCTAAATTCTGCCACGGCAAGCCGCCTACAACACCAACCAGAGGAGTTGCGACAGACGCTATTTTGGCGACGCTAGACGCCTGGATTGTTTTGGTTTGCGCTACGCTTTTGCGCGCTGGCTTTTTGACTGCCTCAACGCCGTTCAGCCATTCGGATACACCGAAACAAGGACACTGCTTTGCCGAAACTTCGTTGTGTCCACGCACTTTTGTAATTGACGGGTATTCCATTCGCAGTTGCGCGATCAGCTTACGCAGCGCACGATCTTGGTCTGCCGTGAAGTGTTCTTCAAATTTGTCATGCTGCTCACCGCCGTGACCACCCCACAGTGAAATCGCTACGGAACCAGTATTGTGTCCCTTTTGCGCTGCTGGCGTCTTTTCAATCGGACGCCCCTCTGTGACTGTGCCGTCTCTATCGACGAAATAATTATAGCCCACGTCAGACCATCCTCGGTCTAAGTGCCAGCGCTTGCACTCAGCAGCCTTCTCTTCTGGCCTGCGATCTGCCCACCACTCTGCGCGAGTAGCTGTACAGTGAATAAAAATACTGTCTAATTTACGCATCGTCGTTCCTTTTTATTTTCTTACCATATCCGAATTAACTGAAAAACAATAGGTAATCGTTTTGCTGTCTGTTATTAAAACCTTTGCGGCATCCTTTGCTCTGGCGCATTCGCTTGCAGACGTAAATTGTCCTAACTCATAGCTCGTAATATTATTGTTGATTATGTTAAACCACACTAACACCCAGATCATCACCACTTCTCCATAAATCTACCGAGCCAATAGAACGCTGCGCCTGTTGCACCAATGGCAATGAAGCCGCACACAATTGTGGTCATGGCTTCAATCATTTCTTCTCGTTCTTTCTGGCGCTGCTTCTCTGCTGCGCGTCGAGCCTTGCGCGCTTCAGCTTGGTACTGCTGCCACCTATCCCAAGTTCCCGGTGGGCCATACAATCTACACCAGCTTTCCAATTCGGCTCTTTTGGCCTTCAAATCTTCTAATGCTTGGAACTCTGCCCAATCTCCTTCCGACCCGCCAGTGATTGAGCTAATCGGATTTGCCTTCTTTTTCTTTACTGCGTCTTTTAATTCATCTTCAGCAGTGAGAAACTTTCCAACATGCGAAACT